TAACTGTTTCTGTGATTTCGGTAGTTGTTTCAGGAACTTCCGCTGTTGTTTTAGCCATCTTTTTTTGAATTAAATTATTAATAATTAAAATCGTTTGCTGTTTTTATGCTTTACTCCTGTTACTATACTTTCGCTTGTAATTGATAAAGCTTTGTTATTGCAAATAAATACGCCACCCTCTATGGAATCGGGTCCGTCGGCGGGTGCTTTCATTGTTGCCGAGAAAAGTTTAAATTGTTCCTCTAGTCGCTGCATGTGTGGATTGTTCTTTTCTTTAATATTGAAAATCAATCTACCAGTACGAATAAGTGGTTCAAGGTTTCCCTCTATACGGCTGAACTTATCGGGCTTTTTTCGTGCGTCCGGGATAACTCCAATGTGATGCGCTCGTTCTTGACCTTTTCGGAAAAATAGCGGCATAAATACCTGTTCAAAAAATGGGTCTTGCAGCGTATTATTTTCAATATAGTTATATATCTGCGTGCGCTGTTTGGTATAATCCTCCATAGCGTAGAACCAGTCTACAAATTCATCATTCGTTACGCGATCAAGAAAACCGTATATCACATAAAAGTTACCATCTACGCTTCCAATTAGCCATAAGGCTTTAGTCGAGTTCTTGCGGTCGCCAACGTTGTTGCTTGGGCTTGGGTCGGCATAGGCTATCAGGAACTTGAATTTATTGATTGGCGGAACATCGCCCCATGTAAGCTCTTTGAAAATATCACCTTCCGATATCGGATTGTTGAAGCACTCAGCTTGTTGTGCTTTGGTGCTCATTTTTGATAGTACACGGTCGATTTGTTCCTCCGAGTTCTTAGCCGGCCATGAACTTTTACCATCTTTGTTACGGATGTTTACAATATCATGATGGTCGGCACGTTTGGCGCAGCGGGTAACACAGCAGTCGCGGGAAATAATATTTCCAAGTACCAGGAATAAAAGAGGTTTTGAAACCGAACGTGTCATGTATAGCGCACGTTCTAACCAGTCGAACCGTTTATCAATGGTATCTTTATTTCGACAATCCTCATCCGTATCTAAGTCGGTACAGATAATGGAGTCGGGGCGTAAGTTTTCATTTTTCTTACCACGTGGACTTTGACCCGCACCAAGTGCTACATAGCGAATACCACTTTTAGTAGTAAAGTCTCCGTTTTCCCAATTACCAAAACTTTTTTGCTCACCGTAATAAGCAATGATGCGTTGGTTAGATTCGTAGTTAAGCATGTATGGTTTTAGTAAGTCACATGCTGCATCGTAAGAGCTCGAAACAAAAAGAGTAAATTTCTTTTTTCCGGTAAGATTCAGAAAGAACATAGTCATCATGGTGACGGTATCTTTTGCCAACTCTCGGCTCCAACTGTTCACTTCGTACCACTCGTCATGGCTAACGATACGATTGATATATTTTAAATGAAATGGGGCAAATTCCGATGTAGCGTATTGAGGAAAAAAATACTTTTCCCACTCAACCGGACGTGCTTCCAACCACAAACGATGCTTTTCGATATCCGCTGTCGTCTTGTTATATTCAAGGGCTGTACCTGCAACTAACGCCTTTCGGTATTTGTCCCACTCATTTAATGCTATTTTATCCGCTTGCTTTGCCATTATTTCAGCGTGCTTTTAATGTATGCGTTGAAAATTTCTGACAATTCCTTAGCCTTTTCATTATCTACTTGTCGCAACCATTCAAGCAGCTTGATAGATACGTTGATCACATCCACAATTCCGCATTCCACTTCCAGTGCTTTAAGGTCGGCTACTAACTTACGTCTGATGTTTGCTTCATCCTTATCAGGAAATCTATGATTTTCGTTACGGCTGGCAATTAGGTTGTCGAGTTCGGTGAGTTGGTTGATAGTAGAGCGGTAGCGTTCGTCACGGGTCACAGAGATGGCTTTTCGATAATCATCCCAATTGCCAACATTCACCCATTTGCTGATAGTGACTTCACTTACACCAATCTTAATACTTATCTCTTTTTGGGTAAGTTTATCGTAAACGAAAAGCATCTTAGCGTAATCCTCTAATGCTTTCATTTCTTGTTTCGTCCGCTTTTTCTTCGTTTCAGCCATATTGTCAGTATTAATTTTGAGCAAAATAACTGCTTTTATGGCTATAATAAAAAAATGCGTGACAAAATGGCAGTACTTTTTTATTTGGTCGTTTTTATACTATTTCTTTGCATTGTAATTGAATCGAAGCAATATTTAAAAACCAATTAAACGCCACTTAAAATGCCAAAAGAAAGAAAACCTATCCCCTTTGTAATTCTCGACTCAACGGTTTTGACGAACGGCATACGTGTATTGGTAAGTGGTGTCGACATTGAGCAATTCAAAAAGAATTCAGTGCTTCTTTTCGATCATAATGATTGGAGTTTACCAATTGGTCGCGTGGATAATGTTCGGAAAGAAAATGATCAGATATTGGGTGATGTAGTTTTCGATTATGAGGATTTGGACAAAGATGCTCAACGTATCATTGGAAAAGTAGAGCGCGGGTTTATGAAAGCATGTTCTCCCGGACTGGTTGACTTGGAAGGTGTAGATGATCCAATGTACCGATTAGATGGTCAGGATAACGTAACTATTACAAAATGTAGACTTCGCGAAGTATCTATTGTAGCGATTGGAAAGAATCATAATGCGCTACGACTATACGACAAGGATGGAACTGAAATTCTATATCAGGAAAACCCACGACTGTTATTATCAGATTTTATTGTATCACCAAAAATAAATTTAGAAATGAAAATCGATTTAAAAAAACTCAATCTGAGCGACGGTGCTACCGACGAACAGGCTAATCAGGCAATTGAACTATTGTTGTCGGATAAGCAAAAGGCTATTGATGAAAAGGCTGCTTCCGATGCGAAAGTATTAGAATTGTCCGATAAGCTGCAAGCTCTCGAAACCGAAAAAGAAACTGCTATTAAAGCTGAAGCTTTGAACCTTACAGATGCCGCCATTCGTGACGGTCGTTTGGATGCAAAAGCCAAAGAGTCTACATTGAAGCTTTTCGATAAAGACCCGGAAGCTGCAAAAATGATGTTGGAAAACATTACAAAGCCAACTTCTATCAAAGAAACCTTAGACGCGGGTGACAAAACAGAACGTCAAAAGTTGGAAGGAATGACTTGGGATGAAATGGACAAGAAAGGGCTATTGCTCAACTGTAAGGATGTGCACAACGACTTGTACAAATCCAAGTTCAAAGAAAAATTCGGAAACGAACCTGCTTGATCCAAATTGAATAATAAATAATTAAAAATCAGAAAAAAGGTATGAAAAAGATTGTTGCAATTATGTTTAACATGTGCATTGGGCTTGTATTAGCTACAATGACAGGAGGTGGCCTGTTTGCTGCCGTGGGTGCAGGTGGCGCATTATCGTTGCTTCGCACAGGTTCAAATGGCTTAACTATGGCCGTTCAAAAGGAAATTTGGGAAAACGATATTGTTGAGTCTTTATGGGCTGATAATGCGTTTTTGAATTTCGCAACCAATGCCGACCAATATGTATTGGCAGGTAAAGTAGTTCATATTCCTCAGGCGGGTGCTTCCGTTGGTGCCGAAACTAACCGAACTACGCTACCGGCTACCGTAACCAGTAGAACCGATACGGATGTGACTTATGCACTGGACGAAATCACTACTAATCCAATCAAAATTTCTAACGCGGAATCAGTTGAATTATCATACGATAAACGCCGTTCTGTTTTGGCTGATACTACTAACGCTATTAATGAAGCTGCCGCTTTGGATATTCTTTTCAAATGGCATCCAACTGTAGCCGGTCAGATTTTGCGTACCACTGGTACAGCTGTAATAGCTCACACCGATAGTGCAACCGGAAACCGTAAGGCATTCTGTGTGGCCGATGTGAAAGCAGCTCAAAAGTTGATGAATAAAAACAAAATGCCTAACAATGACAGATATATGTTGATTGATGCCGATATGTACGACCAATTGACCTCTGACTTGTCAGTAACTCAATATCGTGATTTCTCGTCACAATTGAACGTAGCTGAAGGTGTAGTTGGTAAGTTGTATGGTTTCAATATCATGATGCGTTCTGAAGTTTCGCGCTACACTAATGCAAGTACTCCGGTACCGGTTAAGTGGTCTACTGCAGGAAGTGCAGCTGATAATGCAGCCGTGTTGTGTTGGCATAAGAGTGCTGTTGAGCGTGCATTGGGTACTGTTACATTTTTCGAGGACATCAAAAATCCATTATACTTCGGTGATATTTACTCGGCATTAGTACGCTTGGGTGGTCGTATCCGCAGAAACGATGCAAAAGGTGTAATCGCAATTGTACAGACTGCTACTGCCTGATAATATAAAAAATCCGTGTGTGTAAAGAGCGCGGTACATGATCAATGAATGTTGATACACCCGCGCTCTTTTTGTTTAACTACCAATATCCCATTTATGAGAAAGATAAATTTAATTGTAATTCACTGCTCTGCCACTCCGGTTGACCATGATTATACACCCGAACAAATGACTATCGACCACAGAGCTCGCGGGTTCAATAGTGCCGGTTATCATTATTACATTCGCAAAAGTGGGTACGTAGTTCATCTTCGCCCATTGGATGTAGTTGGTGCGCATGTGGAAGGCTTTAATGCCAATTCGGTAGGTATCTGCTATGAAGGTGGTATAAGTGTAGCCGGGAAACCCGCCGACACACGTACTGCTCAACAAAAGGAAAGTCTTTTGCGCATAATAAAGGAGTTGAAAGCATTGTATCCGGCTATCACAAAAGTGAAAGGACATCGCGACCTATCGCCCGACAAAGATGGTGATGGAATAATTGAACCAAACGAATGGATAAAGATGTGTCCGTGCTTTGATGCCGAAAAAGAGTATAAAACTACCCCAACCCCCTAAAGGGGATTAAAGAATAATTAGTATGGAATACATAAGTGTAATTATAAACTTCATTCTTGGTGGTGGACTTATCATTCTGTTTACATTAAAACCAACACTTCGAAAAGCCAATGCAGAGGCTAATAACTCAGTAGTGGCAGTAGAAAGTTCGGAGGCCGATGTTGAGGGCAAACGAATTGCAAATGTTTCTGCATCGCTAGATATTTGGCAAAAATCTGCCGAAATGTCTGAAAAAAGAGCAGAGGCCGCTGAACAACGAGCTGATGCAGCAGAGCAACGAGCTTGCGCCATTGCAGATAAGTATGATAAGCTAGCTGATGAAGTTTCATTATTGAGAACAGATGTTAGAAAGCTTACAACACTTAATAACCGTATAATTAAAATATTAGACTCTATCAATCATGACAACCTCGAACAAAAAAAACAAGAAGCAAAAGACATCACCGGAGCTTAGGCTTTGGACTATAGTTTTATGTATCATCCTATTTTTTATAATTGGGGCTTTATTGACCAGTTGCAAATCTAAACAGTCGGTAGTGAATTCTTCGCAAATATCTATCGAAAAGGATAAGCTTACCCCGGTGGCAGTTCCTGCGGATAGTTCTATGCTCAGGGCTTTGTTCAAGTGCGATTCATTGAATAATGTTTTGTTGGTAGGTTTTTCGGAGCAAAAAAGTAAGAACATGAATTCTAACTTTTCGTTTCAAAATGGGCAACTAAGCTATAAAGCAGAAACGCAACCGGATACTGTATTTATCAAATCGACCGATAAATATTATAGACGAGACATTACCAAAACACTTACCGTAACTAAAAAAGTGCCTGTAATAAAAGAAACGCCTGTTCGTGACTTTATTTGGTGGACTGGACTACTATTTTATATTGCTCTTACCGCTTTTGCGGGCTTCAAATTGGTGACAAAAACACCGATTATATCAGTATTTAAAAAGCTTTTAAAAATCATTTAAATAAACATATTATGTCAGAAACTAAATTGCTTGGCGTATCTTCTATTCAAATTAGTGATATTGCCGTTGATGGTGATGTAGGTACAACCTTTGCTTCATTGGGTAATACCTATAAAGATACTGCCGAGATTACACAAGAACAAGATGCCGATATTGAGCACGAATATGAAGAGCTTGATGAACCAGGTGAAATTGTTCCCGGAGTGAAAAAAACAAAACTTAAATGGATTGTTACCGACTTTACTCCCGCAAACTTGGTGAAAACGCTTGGAGGTACTACAACTGGTACTGCTCCTGATGATGTATGGATTGCTCCTGCTACGAGTTCAATTAATGAAAAATCAGTAAAGGTTACTCCAAAATCAGGGAAACCAATCACATACGCTCGAGTAGCTTTACGTGCAACTTACAATTACAAGCTGACACGTTCAGGTATTGCACAGTTGACCATTGAGGGAAGAGTATTAGCTCCTAAAAAAGCGGGTGTTGCCTCTTGTAAAATTGGATAGTATTGTATTTCGTAGAGATAAGGCAGTAAGTCTTATCTCTACATAATATCACACACATGGAAGCAAATATAGAACGCGCTGCCGCAATGGCGTTATTAGACAGGGGTGTCGGGTTTTCAATCCCTGCACCTTTTTTTTATCGCCTATTCGGACGTAATAAAATGAAAATAGCCGTCAAACGGTTACGACTTGGAACATTGGTTCACCTATCCACGGTAATTGACTTATCGCCACTTGAAACATTGAAAGTAAGTGAGGCGCACGATACAGTGATTAAAAACATGGAGTCAGTTCCGGCATCCTTACCCATAAAAACGATTCTCGAAAACATTAAGCCTGTATCACTTTGCGTAGCTGCTTGCTTGCTTAACTCACCGCTTAAAATTTGGCTATTTGCCCCAGTACTTGCCAGGCACTTGCGTAAAGCTTGCACGGCTGACCAACTGCAAGAACTCATGATGTGGGTTCTTATATATGGGAGGATGGAAAGTTTTACGACTACTACCAAATTGATAGCGAGGATGACGAGGATGAGTCCGATGAATTTGGGTCAGGAATAAAGGAGGAGTCAAAGAGCCACATGGAAGGTTCTCATAGCCTCTTTGGAATTATATGGAGCATACAAAAAGAAACGGGTTGGTCGCATGACTACGTGCTATGGGGTGAAAGTTGGTTCAACTTGCAAATGAAACTCCCCGATGTTCCAAAACGCAAAAAAGGAAGTAAAACAAAAATGATTGACAGCGAAGAGGAGTTGCTCGAATTCCTTGGTGAATAATACCTATGATATATGGAACCTGTAGAAATTGACTTTATGTATGGTGGTAACACCGAAACGGAAGGTGCAAAGATTGAAAAATCGCTTGATGATATATCGGCTGCTCATATTAGAGTAAAATCGGATATTTTGCGCCATGATGAAGCCCTTCTTAATCTAAGAAAGGATTTAGTTGGATTGGGCACAGATTACAAAAATGCAACAAGTAAAGACCAAAAGAGCGAAATTCTAAGCGAGATTGAGATAACTAAAAAAAACATACTAGATGAAAAGGATGCTGTAAAACAACTGAAAGCTGAACTTTCTGGACTTAGTAAAACAAAAATAGCTCCTGTAGATTCCGTTGATGCATCTAATGTTGGTAAGGCTGCTGTTGGGTATAATTCGCTAAATTATTCCGTTCAGCAGGTTGTCAGAGAGCTTCCTGCGGCATCAGTGAGCATGAGTACTTTTTTCTTAGGGATAAGCAATAATTTACCGATTTTGGCCGACAATATTAAGAGAGCTAGATATGAAAATGAGGCACTAAAAGCATCAGGTGCATCAACGACTCCAGTATGGAAACAATTGCTTTCAAGTATGGTATCATGGCAGTCTATTATGATGGTTGGTATTACTTTATTGACAATGTATGGTAAGGATTTTATATCGTACATCGAAAAATTAGTAACTGGGAAAAATGAAATTGATAAGACTGCTGAGAGTCAGAAAGCACTTAATAAAGTGTTTTCTGACTTTTCGGGATCGGCATCAAAAAAGATACAAGATATTACTAAAATTGGAATAGAAATAAAGAAGTATGGTGATAATTCGGCTAATGCCAAGCAAATAATTAATGACTTTAATAAAACATTCAATACGCATTTAAAAACAATTGAACAGGTAAAAAATGCTTATCCGGCTATGTCTAAGGCTGCAATTGATGCAGCGATAAAGATTCAAGCGGCTAACTCGTTAATTGAAAAATCTGCACAAGCAACATTAAAAAAACAAGAGGCTGATACAGCTCTTTCGGGCTATAAAAAATCAACTGTAAAGCCGTATGAGGCTGCATTGGATAACGTTTTAGGCATAATGCAAAAATATGGTGCATCTAGCGAACAGCTGAATAAGATAACCGGTGATTTAATTGCAGGAGTAAAGCCAATGGGTAATTTATTCGACTACATTGATTCTGATAAATTAAAATTAGGTTCAAAAGAATTTGAGGGGGTTTATTCAGATTTTTGGCGAAATATGGATAAAATTACAAATGATAAGAGCGGTGCATTTTTTGTGAAATATATTGCTCAACAAAGAAAGTCAGGTAAACTCATTAATTTAGGAAATAAAGAAATCGAAAAACTGCTTACTGGAGTTAATCTAAATGATTTTTCTTCAAAAAATACTGAAACTAAAGATAAACCTATAAAAGAAGCATATGATGCCGAAAAAGAATTACAAAAAATGTTGCTTGACATTGAGTCTCAAACGTCAAAACTTCTAATTGACCAACAAACTGATAGTTTGAAAAAACGCCTTGATGCTATTGATCTTGAAAAACAATTGGAAGTTCAAAAAATAGAGGAAAAAGAGATTGCTATTGTAACGGCATATAATAAGAATCACAAGGGTGAGAAAGGTTTTAAACCTCTATCAACCGATTCTGCCAACATAAGTGCTTCTGTAGCTACCATTGACCCATCTAAGGCAAAAGAGATAGCAGATGCAAGCCTGGCACTTGACAATGCTTATGCAGCTAAACGACAAGAAGCAACAAAAAAATGGGGTGAAGAACTTACTACACTGGCTATGTCATTTGCCAATGAACGTGTAAAAATTGAAGCTGAATATGATAAAAAAATCAAAGATTTAAAAGATAAAGGTCTGACCGATGCCGTAGCCAATGCTACTGCCGAACGCGATAAAAAGATTAGTGAAGTAACAGCCGGACTTATCCAAGAAACTGATTTGTACAAACTGGCTACTAACGATAAGTTGCAAGCTTCGAAAGAAACAACTGAAAAGCTTATTGCCGACATTAAGGCTCGCATACTTGCCGAACAGGCAGCCGGTAAGTTGTCATCCGAAACGGCTAAGAAGATGCTTGCTGATATTAATTCAGCTCAAAAAACCGTTGCCGGTGATAAAATAAAGAACAATCCTTTTTCCCAACTTGGGGCATCTATTACCGGTAATACAAAAGCGGGAGCAGCTCTTAAAGCCGGTAAACTTGACACTAAAACTTCAAAAGAGGATTTAGCAAAATTGGAGGATGAAGCAGCAAAGGCTACCGCTTCTATGGCAGGAGCTGCCGGAGCGGCTCTTGATGGTGTTCAAGGAATATTGACGTCGGTAGTTGGCGGATTGGATCAGCTTGGATTACTCAACGAGCAGGAAAAGAAAGATGCTCAGGATGTAATTGGTATGGTATCGGGGGCGGCTACTCTTGCCAAAGGAATTGCAACGGGTAACCCAATTGACATCATCACTGGGTCAGTAGGATTACTTACAAGCGCATTCTCTCTTTTTGATAGGAAAAGTAAGGATATTGCAAAGAAACAAAAGGCGATTGAAGCCAACTTAAACGACTTGACAGCGGCTTATAAACGCCTACAGAAAGCCGTAGAGGATGCACTTGGTACTGATGTTTATAAGGATCAACGCGAATCCATTCAAAACCTACAGGCGCAGATACGTGCTAATGAGGCATGGCTTGCACAGGAATATCGAAAGAAAAAGAAAAAACAGAATCAGGATGCCATTGCCGACCGTAAGGCGGAGATTGAAGCACTTAAAAATGAGATATCCGATACTGCCGATGCCATTGTTGAGGGATTGGCACAAACAAATGCTAAGGACTTAGCCTCTCAGCTTGGCGATGCGCTTGTTACTGCTTTTGCCAACGGTGAGGATGCTGCTTTAGCAATGGGTAATGTAGTGAATGATGTAATTAAGAATGCTGTATCACATGCTTTAAAATTACAGTTCCTAGAAAAACCGATGCAAAAAGCCGTTGAGCAATTGGCGGCAGATATGGAAAGCGGTAACGAGTTGACATCTGCAGAACAATCTGATTTCGAAAAGAAGATACAGGATGCCGGAAAACTGTATTACGAACAGTTATCAAAGTATAGTAACCTATTTACGGGTGAAACGACTAGTCAAACAGGAATTAAAGGTGATACGGCAAAAATGAGTGAAGAAACCGGCACGGCTCTTACAGGTCAGATTATCGCTATGCGCTTGAATATTGTAGCTATTTTGGCCACCAATAAAAATGCGGTCGACGTAATGAGTCGAATGTTAGCTATTCAGGAGGATATTCGAACTAATACATCTTTTTGTCGCCGACTTGACCGGATAGATGAAACGCTGTATTATTTGAAGTTAAACGGAATAAAAGTACTGTAATGACTCCTGAGGAAGCAAAACAGCGTGTACGCGAGCGAATGGCCGAAATTGAGCAGTTTAAACGTGAAGATGTTCCCGATATAATTGGAACGGAAGCCGTCAACCATTACAATGAGTCGTTTGTAAACGAGGGCTTCACCGATAAATCACTAAAAAAGTGGGATAATGTGAAACGCCGTGATAGTACTAGCGAGTGGTATGGATTCTCTTTGGGTGCTAATAGTCAGAACCCCAATAAAAAGGCACTAGAAGTAAAGGGCACTAAAAAAGACAAAAAGACAAAGAAGCTAGGAGCGACTAACTTTTCACCTACACGTGCAAAAGATAAGATTCTTAGCGGCGAAACGATGGAGCTTAAAAATGCAATCCATTACGTAAAGAAAGCGGATCGCGTAACTATTCGGAATGATAAACCTTATGCATCGGTTCACCAATTTGGCGAAACGGCTAAGATATTTGGCAAAAAATCATTTACAATGAAAGCTAGACCGTTCATAGGACGGTCGGCGGTACTGGAAGCAAACATAAGAGCTAAATTCGTAAAAGAACTTAAAAACATAATTGAAAAATGAAAGACTTATATAAGGCGTTAATTACGCCACTAAAGAATACTGGAAGTAAATGGATAGACTTTGACAGCGGGCAATTGGATACTTCAGATAGCCGTAAGGCGTTAGCATACCCATGCTCATTAGTTCGCTTTAGTTTCAAGCCTTCGGACGTATCAGAGGGCAGCGAACAGCGTGAAAGTGCCACAATTACCATTCGCCTGGCATTCGATGCTACTGGCAGCCGTACATCTTCCGATACAGCCGAAACGGCACTTAATAGGTCATTAGCATGGACAAATCAAGCTGATGCATTGTACAACGCGCTGCAAGGTTTCGCTCCGTCAGATTTTGAAGAATTGGAATGCATTCAACGCGACCAAGAGCCGAGAAGTGACGGGCTAGTTG